CCACATATCATGTTCTTCTGGGTTAACCTTACCGTCACCATTAGTATCTGCTGGATGGTAACCTGATGCTTTGATTTCTTCTTCGCCCATTTGACTAGCTCCTGTTTTTTCTTTCTTGTTTTTCGTGCTCCTCTTTCTCATTATTTAAATGTTGTATCAATAAACCAGAGTATATTTCTCTTTCCCATGGCACCATATCCTCCAATTCAGTTAAACTCCAATTATGATGCTGTATCATTGCAAAATTTTGTTTATAATAATTCTCCACAGAGTCATGAGACAGCCCTATTCTAAAAAACTTTCAAGCCCCTCCAATAATACTTCACTCTTTACCTTTGTCTTCGGATTAGTAACATTAATAACGTGTCGTAATTTTGGCATTGTTTCAAAGAATTTCATTACATCCTCTAACTGTTTTGTGTTAAACGAATCAATAAATTCTATAATATCATCTTTCGTCATATCAATTCTATGGACTTTTTCCTCTCCATGAATAACACTTTCAATACATTCACAGACCATAATCATAGCCTTTTCAAAATCACTAAAATTTTCATTTAGACCCTCAAGGTCTTTCAATATTGGATATCTTAAATTCATTTTGATATCTTCTGTAACGACAATTTCTTGTGAGTGTTCTACACTAAGCTGTACATTAATTTCCTCTAAGTTAATTTCAACCTCAACTTTAGTTTCCTCGTCATCTGGGCATGTAATAGTAACATTTACTTTAGCACCAGCAGATTTTGATCGTAATTGTAAAAACACATATTCAACATCAAACATTGGAGAAGTATTAGCATCTAAAACACCAAAGGTGCAATTTGATACCAACGTCCCCATAGCATCAGCAATTTGTTTTTCTTCTCCTGATTCTTGAGCAATCATCAAAATCTTTTGCTCTTTAACCAAGAATGGTCTGAATTTAATTTCCTCCTGTGTTGATGGTAGTGTTAGTGTGTATTCAGAAGTTTTAAGTTTAGGTAATGCCATAATTAATCATCCTTTATCAAGCATATAATTTGGTTAACACCTTCGGTTTATTCTCAGTATTTGTTCGTGATGCACCATCAAGAACCTTTTCCATAGGGTTGGGTAGTTGTTTAGTAATATCAAGTGTTTCCCAATATCTATACTGCATAGTAATAGGTATTTTTATGATATCTGTTGCTGTAGTATAACTTAGAGGACTTGGACCAATCTCTTTTGGGAAACACTCCATAAGTTTAATTCCATAACGTCTTTGGTTATTTATATCAAGAACATAGATTTCAATTTCTTTAATGTAATCCTTATAGTACTTGACATTCCACGTTCCCCTATCCCATGCCATCTCTTGCCAACTCTCAAAGAATACTCTTTCTTCTAGGTCACTACTTGCTTGGAATGTCATGGCGAGTGTACCACCAAATGTGATACCATCAACGATTTCTGGTGCAATACCATACATGTTAGAATCTGGTGATGTGTTGAGTGCCCGGACGGGCAACTCTATGGTTTCACATCGCATAGAAACTTTTCTAGCATTCGCCGCCTGGTCGGGAGATATAATAATAACTTCATAACGACTTGGTAGGGCATATCCATTTTTATTATGGAATTCTGATAAGAAATTAATTAATCCATCATTTGCGAAAACTTTAGGAATTATTGCCATTAGATCATTGCCCTCGAATCTTTCCATACCGCTGATGCAGGTGACTTCTGGAACCTCTGTACAGGTAGAAGAGTTGCAATCGTAAATTCATCTGCATCAATTCTGCGAAACTGTGACTTGGTGTATCCAGCAAGGTATTTGTGTATGGTTGGCCTGATAAGTCTCACGCTCTTTAATTTCTGATAATCAACGATAAGTTTTGTCGTATAATCAAATTTGGTATTATTAGAATAGTCCACCAATTTATCAAGCAACTTGATCCTCAGTGGAATTGGTAAGTAATGCAAGTTGAGCCCCAGAAATCCGTCTGAATACATTTCTAGTGGTAACACCAACGGAAACGTGTCATAGTATGGTAGGGTCTTCTTAAATTTGGGACTATACATAAACATGTTGAGCTTACCATAGAATGGCTTGTTATTTCGCTTACCATCTCGTATAAGATTAAGTGGGCCAGGTGTGCCGAATTCTTTAATTTTTTCTCTATACCATGAAGTAGATTTGGGGCGATCTTTCGCCGCATCCTTAACTGCTTGCATGTATTTACTGGGTGCTCTTGCCATATACCTATTTATACGAAATCCCAAGATGATCTTCAGTTAAAATCTTAAACTCCATACCGTTATTTTCGCACCAATCAGTGGCATATCTCCATTTGGCATCATTCACACCATATGTCATAACCGCATTTATCCACCTCCGGGTTCGCCTTTTAGGTTCTTTTGGTGGTTTGCACTGCACCTTGGGTTTAACCTCAATAATCATCTTCTTAATAATACCATCAGCCTGTTTCACTTTAATATAAAAATCTGGAAAGTATCTATGCATTCGCCCATCCTTGGGTGATAAATAGGGTATAATGATCTCTTCACTGCCCCATTCAATGATGGCATTGCTGGTATCACAATAGACCATAAATTTACGTTCCCATAGAGAACGATATATTATGTTATGTGAATTGCCCTTATATTTATTTGGGCAGGTTGGTGTATATCGACCTTTGTATGACATCTTATAAATAGTTCCAATGATACGTTATAAGGATATTTAGACATGGCTCCATCATACAAGTTTACACCATATGTTGGTAACTCTCGCATCCGCCCCGGTTTCGCGGGCTCCGGGCCCAGTAAGTCTTCTAATCCAAGTGTTAATAGTGATTTTCAAAAAAAACCATTGGCGCTCTTCTATCCCTCTGATATTGGGGTTAACCCCCACCAAGCAAGTTACATACTCTTCACTGGGTTTAAGGTATCGCCTGCAAAGATTAAGAAAGGTGGGAAATCCGTCCCATCAGAGGATATTGATGAAATGTCTAACGCGGAAATCGCGGCATACGACAAAGCCGTGAAAGAATTCAAAGCCCACCAAGCGTTGGTGCGATCCGGCACAATAAGCAACTCTCTCACTCTATCTAAGAATAGTGTCTCCAAAAGCAGTACAGTTATAGGGTTATATATGCCGCCATCAGTAAATGTATCGTATTCTATGGATTATGAAGAAGCACCAATTGGTCCGATGAGTGAGGCAATAGGTGGTATTATTCAGGCCATTCAAAATGGCGCGAGCGTTGGAGACGCGCTGGCTGCTGGGGCGGCGGGTCAGGCTATAAAACAAAAGGGAATAGCAACGATTGATGCAGTAATTCCTGGCGCAAAAGATTTAATAGCAATTGATCGGGGTGTGATTATAACCCCCAGAACGGAACTCATGTTTAGAGGTATTAGTAGACGACAATTTTCATTCGAGTTCAACTTCATACCAAAAGACCCGACAGAAACAGAGATAGTAAGGAATATTGTAATGTCCTTTAAATCGGGTATGACACCATCATTTGTGCCTGGAACTGCTACAAGAGAGATGACTATTCCTGATGTTTTCCAAATTGATTATATGCATGTAAATGGTAAGAACGATTATCTACATAAGATTGGAAAGTGCTATCTAGAAAAGATGGATGTTACATATGGTGGTGATAAGTTTGTAACATATAATCCATCAGATTCTCAAACTGCTCCAAAGGGCGCTCCCCCACAAAGAACAAAAATTACTCTAGCCTTCAAAGAAATAGAAATTATGGATAGAGCAAAAGTGGTGGACAACTACTAAGATGTATTTTTCACAATTCCCTGTTATTGCATATGATTCTGTTGGTAATGATGATTATAAGGTAGTCACACACCTTCTTAAAAGAGTGGCGCTTGGTAGTAAAGCAAAGGCAGTATCATCTCTCTTTGATACTTATGATGTTAGGAGTGGAGAGACACCAGAGATGATTGCCCACAAATATTATGGTGATGCAGAGTATCATTGGGTAATTATGTTGGTCAATAATATCACCGATAGGTATCATCAGTGGCCAATGAATAATCGACAGTTTCACGCACACATAGCAGACACATATAATAATGTTGATGCGACACACCATTATGAGATTTATCAGACATCAGGTGACACTACAGTA